CTTCGAGTCTTACGATAAGATATACTTTGTCGGAGACCGATGCGGATCAAATGGTAATGACAAAGAGGCTTATGAACTAGCAGGAGAACTGGGATTCGTAACAACAGGCCCAGAACAAACAATTAAAATAATTGATAAAATAATCACGGAGGACAAATGAGTAATGATATTGACATCATTGAAGCACATATCAATACAAAGACAAAAAATAATCAAAATTTTGAAAAAGTAAAAGAAAAAATTTTAGGATACATCAATGACCACTTAAGAGGGTTGATGGTGAACAATATAGATTTTTTAGACAAGCTTTTGAAAAAACATGGTGTGAAAGAGATTCTTAAAGCCATAGACACATCAGCAGAAAAATATCTACAATTTGATAGTAGCGGACATACAAAAGAAAGCGTAGAGATATTCATGGATAGGATTGGTGGTATTGTGGTGAACAATAATAGACCCATGGTTGAAAATAAGTGTTCATATATCAAAGGAATCTGTAGAAATAACTTTGGCTATTGGGATAATAGAGTAGGGTCAATCATTATCAACAATTATGTTCAAGCACTTAGAAAATATGGATGGAACGAATCTAGAATCTTACATGATTTAGAAACAGAAGTCCAGCCAAAAACTATAGAATGTAAAAATTGGTCCGAGTGGAAAAGTTTCCTTGAAAAATGGACTGATGATGTGAAACAATGGGAGAACAAATGAAAAACGTAATAATAATTGACGCACTAAACATGTTTCTACGGAGCTATGTGGTGAGCCCACATATAGACAAGAGAGGGTGGCCTGTAGGAGGCACCATAGGCTTCCTAAAGAGCCTTCAGAAGGTCTCTAGGGACTTTGTCGCTGACGAGGTTATAGTCGCTTGGGATGGCCATGAGGGCTCTACACGTAAGCGTTCAATGAACAAAGACTACAAAGGTGGTAGAAAACCTGTGAGGTTCAATCGACGCATGGTAGAGATACCACCGGAAAAAGAAGAAGCAAACAAAGGCTATCAACAAGTTAGGCTCATGGAGTATCTCAACGAGATGCCTGTAATTCAACTTGTTGCAGACTTCACAGAAGCAGATGACATCATTGCTCATGTGATCAACCACAATAGATATGATGGTTGGATGAAGACTATTATATCCTCAGACAAAGATTTCTTTCAGTTGTGCAGACCGGATGTACAAATCTACAGACCAATACAAAAGAAGATTGTCACACAACAGTCTGTGATCGAGGAGTTCAAGATTCATCCAAACAACTTCGCTTTGGCAAGAGCAATGGCTGGAGACCCATCAGACAATTTACCTGGCATCAAAGGAGCTGGGCTTAAAACTATTGCGAAAAGATTCCCATATCTCATCAGAGCAGATGAATATGTAGTGGGAGACATAGTAAGAGACTGCGTTATGGTTGGAAAGAAACTTAAGATCCACGAGAACATTCAGAAAGATGAACAGCTAATCAAAGACAACTACAGAATCATGCAATTACAACACCCAAACATCAGACCAATGAATCGACAGTTGATCACCAAGGCTATTGATGACTTTGAGCCAACGTTTTCAAGAATAAAATTTACACAAATGCTATCTGACGATGATGCAGTTCATCTCAACTTCAACGACCTGCAAACAGTTTTCAGAAGAATAAATAGATAAAAAAACTTGACAACTTGAACTCAACAGGTTATACTTATATAACCAATAAAAGTCTGGGAGGACAAATGAATGAATTAGAAAAAAAAGAAACCTTTGTACGTTTTGGGGGTAATTTCCAAGAAAACTTGTGCCAATTGATGTTTGAAGACCGACCATTCTTTGATCAAGTTACAGAAGTTCTAGACGTATCATTTTTTGACAAAAAATACTTGCAAGTATTTGCAAAGGCATTGATTGATTATAGAAATAAGTACAACACACATCCAAATACAGAGATTATGATTACTGTTTTGAGAACAGAGTTGAATCATCACGATAAGGCAACTAGGGACAAGGTTCGAACCTTTTTCGATAAAGTCCATCGGTCAGACGGTGTTCAAGAGGCACCATTCATCAAGGATAAGGCCATTGATTTTTGCAGAAAGCAGATACTAAAAGGAGCAATGCTTCAGTCTGCAAATTTGTTAAAGTCATCGTCATTTGAAGAGATCGAGAAAGTGATCAAAGAGGCCCTAGTTCTTGGTACAGACAATAACTTCGGCCATGATTTTCGCAAAGATTTGCTTAAGCGCTTCGAACACGTTACGAGAGACCCAATCTCAACTGGTTGGCCAAGAATGGATGAGATCGTCAAGGGAGGCCTTGGAAAGTCCGAGTTGGGAGTCGTTGTTGCTCCAACTGGTGCTGGTAAGTCTATGGTTCTCGTTCATCTCGCTACTCAAGCATTGCTTAAAGGAAAGACTGTTGTCTACTATACGTTGGAACTAAAAGATACTGTTGTTGGTCAACGCTTTGATTGCTGTATTACTGATGTTCCTTTACAAGAACACAAAGAAAGAAAAAAAGAAATTGTTAACAAAGTGAAAGACCTTGAGGGAACTCTAATTATCAAAGAGTATCCAACCAAGTCTGCTTCTGTATCAACCCTTAAGAATCATATTGAGAAATTACGGAAGCGAGGTATTGAACCAGACATAATCTTGGTCGATTATGCTGACTTACTGCGTCCTCCTCGGGCAACAGGCGAGAAGAGGCATGAGTTGGAGGAGACCTATGAAGGTCTGCGTGGTCTTGCTCAAACTTATGAGATTCCCTGCTGGACAGCATCTCAGACAAACCGTGGAGGTCTCAATGCAGAAGTTATTACAATGGAATCTATCTCAGAGGCGTTCAACAAATGCTTTGTTGCTGACTTTATCTTTTCTTTGTCAAGAACAGTGCAGGACAAGCAAGCAAACAAAGGACGTATCTTTATTGCGAAAAACAGAAATGGGCCTGATGGTCTTGTTTTTGACGCTCGCGTTGACTGGTCCGATGTTAGCATTGAAATTTTAGATAGAGATGAGTCCGCAGAAGGTATGATGACCACTGCGACGCAACACCGCATTTTACAAGAAAAATATATACAAGATATTAAATCGAAATAGGAGCACAAGAATGGATTTAGAAAAAAAGATTTTGTCGGACATTACAGTCCACATGAAATATGCAAAGTTTATTGACAAACAAAACAGGCGAGAGAACTGGGATGAATTAGTTGATCGTAACATGAACATGCATTTAAAAAAGTTTCCTCATCTTAAAGAGGAGATTGTAGAAACCTATGAATTGGTAAGGCAGAAGAAGGTTTTGCCATCAATGCGGTCAATGCAATTCGGAGGTAAGCCAATCGAGGTTTCCCCGAATCGCATCTTTAACTGCGCTTATGCTCCGGCAGACGACCCACGAGTGTTTGGTGAAATTATGTTTTTGCTTCTTGGTGGAACCGGTGTAGGATATTCTGTACAGAGGCATCACGTTGAAAGCTTGCCTGAAATAAGACGGCCATCAACGAAAAGAACAAGAAGGTTTCTCATCGGAGATTCTATTGAAGGATGGGCAGACTCAGTGAAGGCTCTGATGTCATCCTACTTTAAAGGTACATCAAAGTTACGTTTTGATTTCTCAGACATCCGTCCGAAGGGAGCTAGACTAGTTACATCCGGCGGTAAAGCTCCGGGCCCACAGCCGCTTAAAGAATGTCTTGTAAAAGTAGAGGGAATTTTAGATGCTAAAGAAAATGGTGACAAACTCACTCCTATTGAGGTGCATGATATCATCTGCTACATTGCGGATGCGGTTCTCGCTGGAGGTATTCGCCGTGCCGCTCTTATTTCTTTGTTTTCTGCTGACGACGAAGACATGCTTAGTGCAAAGACAGGTGCATGGTGGGAACTCAACCCGCAAAGAGGAAGAGCAAATAATTCCGTAGTTCTCATGAGGCACAAGATTAATAGAAAATCTTTTATGGAAATATGGAAGCGCGTTGAAGAGTCTCGTTCGGGAGAGCCCGGATTCTATTTGTCAAACGATAAAGAGTGGGGTTGTAACCCATGTTGTGAAATTGGTCTCCGACCTTTCCAATTCTGCAATTTGGTAGAGATAAATGTATCAGATGTGGCAACCCAAGAGGAACTAAACCTCAGATCAAAGGCTGCAAGCTTCATAGGGACCCTTCAGGCGTCTTATACTGACTTTCACTACCTAAGACCTATCTGGAAGCGTACAACGGAAAGAGATGCCCTTATCGGCGTTTCTATGACCGGTATTGCATCTGGTGGAGTATTGGAGTTAGACATGAAGGAGGCCTCTTTAGAGGTGTCAAAAGAGAATATCCGCGTAGCTAAAGAAATTGAAATTAGACCAGCAGCGAGACAAACTTGTGTAAAACCAGCTGGTACAACTTCTCTTGACCGGTATTGCATCTGGTGGAGTATTGGAGTTAGACATGAACGAGGCCTCTTTAGAGGTGGCAAAGGAGAATATCCGCGTGGCTAAAGAAATTGAAATTAGACCAGCAGCCCGGCAAACTTGCGTAAAACCCGCAGGTACAACCTCTCTGACTCTTGGAACATCCAGTGGTATCCATGCGTGGCACAACGACTATTATATACGCAGATTACGCGTAGGAAAGAACGAGGCCATCTATTCTTATTTGCTTCAGAACCTACCTGAATTGATCGAAGACGACCGTTTCCGTCCACACGACACTGCTATCCTATCTATTCCCCAAAAAGCTCCTGAAGGGGCAATAACGCGCCACGAAAGCGCACTTGATTTGCTCGAGAGAGTTAAGAAGGTATCCAATGAGTGGATTCAGTCAGGTCACAAAAATGGCAATAACACACACAATGTCTCAGCCACTGTAACCATTAAGGATGAAGAGTGGGAAACTGTTGGAGAGTGGATGTGGAAGAACCGAAGTGTATACAATGGATTGTCAGTTTTGCCCTATGATGGTGGTACTTATGTGCAGGCTCCTTTCGAAGATTGTGACAAACAAACATACGAAAGAATGCTTGAATTGGTAAAAAACGTTAATCTCGACCTAGTTATAGAGACAACAGACGAAACTGATCTGTCAGGTGAAATCGCTTGTGGCGGTGGCTCCTGTGAAATTTTTTAAGGAGAAATTATGAGAGATAAATTAGAGCAAATCTTGAAAGAGCTTCAACAAGCCATGTTGGACTTGGAGAAAGTTGAGACAGGAGCATATGGGTTTAAATCAGCCGCTCCCAGAGCCAGAAAAGTTTTGATGGAATCAACTAAAAAGCTTCGAGACTTAAGAGTTGAGATTCAAGAAAAGAAAAAAGAGCACGAAGAAAAGTAAACTTTTAACTTGACAAGTGTTGACAAACGTGTTATATTATATGATATAGCACGTTTTTTATTTGGAGGAAACATGAAATTTGAACCACACAACAGGCATCTTTGGATAGA